GGCAGGTTAGAAGTCTGGTCACTAGTAAGGGACAAGGTAGCCTTGCCATTAGCATAATCAGTAATATTCACATTAAACGTGGCAAGTACTAGCGTTGCGCCTGAGTAAGAACGGATCTGAGATAGCAAGCTGTAGTCTGTAAGGGCAAATGGGAAGTCGATATCCACAGTAAACGAGTCGCCACGGTATAGGTTGATATCGTAAGTCTGCACGCTGCTCGTAGTCTGATCCATGTAAGTAGGAATTGGGATATGCACACGCTTTGGATAGCCGCCATCGTCCAGTTCTTGTGGGCGGTAGATCGGTACGTAGCGGTTTGTACGCTGAGAAATTCTGCGTAAAGTAGAGATCTCAACACGGTGAAGACCAACATTAAGAAGGCCACATAACTCTCGGTACTGCTCCTTACGAGCATCAACCATGCCCATAAGCTGACGATAACGCTCGCTACGGGGGATAGAGACGCCGTCAGGAGCCTGAATATCAATGTCATAAGAAGCGTCAGTGGCAAGAGTAAAGAGCGCTAGCGTTGACGCTAGGATCAGCACGGGGTATTCCTCGACCGCAGGAAGATTAGCCAAAGTTATTTTTGAGCCATAGGCATTAACAGCTCTAACTGAGTGCTGTAAAAATGCGATATTTATATAGTTTTGAATCTCAGCGTCTGTAAAATAGCGGTAATGCATACCTGAAACGCTAAGAATTGTGCCAGCTGGCTGAGCAGTTGGGAGAGTAAGAATGCCTGTAGCCTCTTCAATAGTCACAGTACTAGAAATATTAGTATTTCCCGCCATAACTATTAGGCTAGTACCCGACACAGGGTAATAATCAAGATGGAACTTCTTAGTCGTGCCATCTGACAAGTAGTTCTGCAAAAAGCTGCTAGCAGTATCGCCCAATTCGCTGCGTAGACTATTAGATAGGGTAGTGAGATTTGCCACTTACGCATCCTTAAAATAAATCTTTATATACATTATGTACGTAATGTATTCTTTTATCTGTATAAAAAGGCCCGCACCTATGGGAGGGCGGTCATAGGTGCGGGCGGTCTAACAAAGCCGGTTAGAGGCGGTCGTACAGGTAACCCTTTTCTTCAAGGTGTCGAGCTACATGTGAGGGGACCTTATACTTTTGCCCAGCTTTAAAATTATAGTGATTAGAAGCTCCGATGGTAACCATGTCCAAGTCTTCTGCGACTCGAATAACGGTAGTATCATCTGCAAGATCTACACCCAAATCTTCAACTTCGTCAATGACGGTTGGGGCGCTTGGTGTTGCCAGGTCGACAATCTCAGTCTCTAGACGAGCTGTTTCAATTGCTGACGCCATTGTCAGCTCTTCTGCTGCACGAACTTGCTGTGCAGCCTGTTCTTTTACTAGCGCTTCGCGCTGACGTCCTGTGACGTCTGTTACTTTAGCCTTTGTAGCCATTATATTCTCCTGATTAGTATCTCTGTGTTTAGTGTATTAATAATGATAGGGGGAGGCCTTCAAACGCACTCCCCCTATCAAAAGGGGTGTTACTTAGTTGGTTTCTGCGATAACTACAGACTGATCGGTGATCAGGCCTAGACCGTAGATTGAGTACCATGCAAGTGCATGCTCACGACCAAAGTCAAGGATACCACCATCGCGCAGTTCAACTGGCAATGAGATAGCGTGACCAAAGGCATTGTCACCAATGAAGATAGCTGAGTAGCGATCTGCTGAACCGTCACCGGTCTTGGTAACTGGAGTAGTGTAGCCACCACCGGTTGGGTAAACAACGTTGTTTACAGCAGAATCCGCATTCCAGGTAGCGCCAGCACCGTTAGGAACCTTAGTAACCTGAGTGGTTTCGATGAATACGGTGTCGTAAAGACGGCCGATTTCACCAAGCATGAAGTTACCTGGGGCAGCGTACTTCGTTACTTCGATGAACTCAGGATTGTCGCGGAGCTTGCGGCTCTGGTGTGGATGAACGAATGCAACGTAAGTTTCGCCCAGTCTTGGGATGTTCTTGCTTGCAAGGGTTTCGACAGCATCCTTGATCGTGTTAGGAGTCAGGAATGAGTTACCTGTAAGTCCCTTACGTGACGTTGCAACAGTACCCTGACCGTACTGGTTGAAGTAACCTGTACCGTTATTGATGGTAGTCATGTTGGTGCGGTCTTCACCGTAGATTACGGAAGAAGCTGCCATAAGGGTATCGCGAGCCTGGCCATCAAGGTAGAGAGCCATGTTACGACCAAGAAGACGTGAAGCAGAAGCCATAACGTCATCAAACGAAGCATTGAGCAGAAGCTCAGATACTGCGATTGAGTAGCCGTGCTCAGCAACCGTGATTGAGAACTGCTGTGCGGTAAGTGCATTGCTCGACATACGAACACCTTCAACAAGTGCTGATGCACTGCCAAGGTTGTTGTAACGCATGAAGTTAATCTGGAGACCTGGGGCAACGCCTAGTTCAGTCTTCTTAACCGCAAACTGCTCGAAACGCAGGATCGGCATGGACTGGAAAAGGATTTCCTTAGACCAGATTGTCTGGATAGATTGCGTAAGCTGGGAATTAGCACCAGAATACGCCGTTGGTGATCCGGCGAGGTTGCCGGTACCGGTAATGGACGCTGCCATGTGTATTACTCCTTAAGTAGTAAATTAGTAGATTAAAGGTATTTCTACCCGAAGAAACCCTGGCCACGGTCAGAAGCCGCTTGACCAAGAAGCTTCCCACGGTTTTTGGCGTACTCAGTAACCGACATGGCGGCGATTTGCTCTGCCGTAAACGATTTCTGATCCGAATTATTATCTAGGGGTCCCGACGCAGGAACCGTAACTCGGCTCCCTGTCATTTCTTTACGAGCAGACGTCATTGCCTGCTGCGCTGAATCAAGGATACGTGATGAACGCTCCTTAAGTCCTGCAATACTCTCTTCAATTTCCTCAGCGGTCTCGCCAGAAATCAAATCAAGTAGTTCAGGAATAATGTTGTCTCGCTCTTGCTCAAGACGACTATTGCGGTAAGAACTAAGTTCGCTGTAGTAACGCTCAGCTTCAAGGAGAGCAATTGCTCGTTCCCGTTCACGGCGTTCATTCTCTAGACGATCCTGCCACTCGCTTTCCTTAGCGGAAAGTAGTTCACGAACGTCCATATCTTCTTCAGCACGGCGCTTAGCCTCTGATTCAGCTTCTGCCCGCAAGCGTGCCTCTTCTTCTTTACGAGACTCGCGCTCTTGCTTTAAGAAGCTTAGTTATTCCTTCAATGATTCAATCTGAGGGTATAACTTTGACTTTTCCTGCTCGCGCACTTTCTTGAGGTCTTCCTCAGAGTATGCCCTGGCTACAGGCTCGCCTTCTTGTAGTACCGCAAAATCTTGAGCTACATTTTCCTGCGTAGCTTCAAAGAACTGCTCTGATACTTCAACATCTTGATTCATAGTAATTTATTCCTTTGTTTAGTTAGGTCGTTTTCCAATTTAGTAACACGATAGACCGCGGATTATTTTATATATATAGTCCAACACTTGTTAAAACAAATGTCAGGCTAAACCTTGTTTAGTTAGCTTCTGGAGCATCATCAGAATCAGGTCCTCTACGTTGTGGGATCTTTGTACCGTATGCCTTAGTTACTAAGTCATTTTGAAGCTGAGCCATACTTTGCTGCTCAAACATCAAAGCTTGTGGGTTCATCTGTCCTGGAGCACACATAGGTTGTCCATCAGGTCCTGGCATGGCTTCACCACTACCATCAGGCATAATGCCTGTCAAAGACATAATAGCTGAGTTAATTTGGCTCTTTAGCATATTTAGAGCACCATCAGACTTAGCATCAGCAATAAGTTCTGTGCGAATCTCTTCAAGCTTCTCGTTCGGGAATTCTTCGCCCAAAGCGCGTAGAGCGCCTTCCTTACTCTCAAGACCCATACTCATCTTAGTCTGAATCTCATTAAGCACAATTAGCTTATCTAGAGGAAGAGGAGGCGGGAAGAAAGCAAAGGTCTGATAAGTCAGTGGATCATTAGGATCCAAGATTGGGTATTGACCTTCTTTAATTGGACCGTTAAAGTTTGGGTCCCACTGGAAAGTCTCTGGTTCTTTAAAAGCAAGGGTGCGAAGAATAAGGCTATTAACCTGCTCAAGACCCTTGCTGTACATAACAACTTTTTGTTGGAAGCGGTTCATCAAAGGCTGGTACTGAATAGAGAGGGCAACACCTGAAGTATTAGATACAGCCTGCACCTGACCAAGAGCTGATTCAGGAATACCAACCATTTCGTGCATAGATACCTTTACTAGCTTTAGGTATTCAATTGCACCTTGAAGACCAGCGTTACCGCCCTCTAGGTTATAAACCTGAGCATCTTTAGGAAGGCCACCCCAAACTTTTTTTGCGCCCTTTTCAAGGTCAGCAATCTTTGCGCCAGTAACAATCGTAACGGGGGCAGCATGATAGTTAATAATATCTGCTACGTCTGTAGAGACTTCATTATAGTTTCTGTTAAGAACAATAATGTCGTGGCAATCTGAAAGTCCCCATGGGGAACCTGAGATTAAAACATTTGGGATATGGACAACAGGAATAAGGCCAAGCGGATTCGGACGCGAGTCAATAAGTTCATCGTTAATATACTCCTCAATCATGTCATCGGTAAGAATTTCAGTGTAAGTATACACCTGGCGAGTACCTTCTACGGAGGTGCCCCAGAAGCGGTACTTAAGCTTGAAGCGGATAAGTCTGTTACGATCATGCGGATGAAACTCTGGAAAACAGAAAGATGAGTTTAGAGGAAGGATTCTTACTCTTCCTGGGTGAGGTCTTCCCGTACTATCTACCCATGCCTCTTCGTAAGCGACCTTAATAAAGCAATCGCCTGAGACACCGCCCTGTTGACCCATTTCCCACAGGACACCGTGCTTATTATTATCTACTTCCCAAACTCTTTTGAGTAGGTCAGGAACGATAGCTTCTGTTTCCTTAGGGCTGCGAAACTGAACGCCACGGCCAAAAGTAAAGTTTACAAGGTAATCGGTAAAAGCTCTGAAATAGTTGTAGACCATCTGAGCTTCACCGATCTCACGACGGTAACTCCAGTGATGACCAAGGTACATGGCCCAGTTGAGGGAATATCTGTTTAGTCTTGGTCCGTGGACTTCAAACTCTTCATCCGCCAGCTCGACAAGACCCAATGGGGAAATGGAGATAGTAAGGTCGGATGAAGCGGCCCTATAGGACGGTGGCGAAAAGTCAAT